CTATTAGGTGAGGTGGAGTTAGCAAATTTCACATTTGATACAGCAGAGTTGGGTGTTTACACTACATCAAATCTAAATCGTATGTTATCCGTAATGGGTGATGATGTTGAGTTAGAGGTTGGTAAAATGGAAGAAAAAAGTATTTCATTGAACATCAAAAGTGACAAAACAAAGGTAAATTATCAGTTAGCTGAATTAGCAGTTATTCCAGCCGTACCTGATTTGAAATCATTGCCTGATTTTGATATTCAAATTGAATTGGATAACGCATTTATTGACCGGTTTATCAAAGGTAAAAACGCATTATCGGATGTAGATACATTTACAATTCTTACCGAGAAGGGTGATTTAAATTTGGTATTAGGTTACTCAAATGTAAACTCTAACCGAATTACATACACTGTACACTCTTCGTATGGTGCAGAAGTTAAGCCAATTTCATTCTCTGCTAAATATCTTAAAGAGGTATTGGTAGCAAACAAAGATGCAAATTCAGCTAAATTACAAATTTCAACACAAGGATTAGCACACGTTGCTTTCCAAATTGATGACTTTACATCAAAATATTATCTCGTGGAGGTGCAGGCTGGCGCATAAGTTTTTTATTTAGTTGAAGTCCAAAACTTTATTTTTATATATTTATATAAAAGAATAATATGGATTATCAAAAAATATACAATCAACTAATAGAAAGAGCGATTGAACGTGGTAAACCAAATTGTTATAGTGAAATACATCATATAATTCCAAGAAGTGAAGGTGGTGATAATACGGATAACAATTTGGTTACATTAACTGCAAGAGAACATTTTATAGCACATAAATTATTATATATAATTGACCCAAATAATAATAGTAGAAGAACGGCATATTTAATGATGTCAAACCGATTTAATATAAAATGGGGAAATGTTTATGAAGAAGCTAAAAAATTGTTTTCTGAAAATCACCACTATAAAACGGATAGAATACGTGAAATAATGGCTAAACCAAAAACGGACGAGCATAAGAAAAAAATATCAATAGCTAACGCTGGTAAAGCAAAAACGAAAGAGCATATTGATAAAATTAAAGCTAACTTACCTGATAGGAATGGTGAAAATAATCCAAATTATGGCAAGGGTTCAGAAGTTGTAGTGGATGGTATATCTTATCTAAATGTGGTACATGCTTATAAAGCATTGGGTGTAAAAAAATCAACAGCATACCACAGATTAAAAAGTCCAAAATGGACAAATTGGTTATATAAATAGCATAATAATAAATCATATATGAAGTTTTGGGATACCGAAGAACCAAAGGAGGTTTTTAATTACGATGAGATGAAACGAAAGTTCATTGAGAACTTGGATTATCTTAAAGAAATGTCTGTTGAAGAACAAACACTATATAAAAAGTGGATGGAATGGAATGCGGATTTAAAGACAACATTTCCTAAAAAATCATATTTGGGACAATTCTACGATGTATTGTGGAGACCAACTGATATATACAATAAGGAGCTAACTCTGAAAGAATTGGATGAGTTAGACCCTTATGTGGAAATTGTTGAAGATAATCCAAAGGAATCAACAAGATGGACTGATATTCGTAGACTTATCCATACGATGGAGTTTTCTGCTAATCCAGGTCGTAATGTTAAAATCTATGCAAAAGATAGAAATACCAATAAGATATTGGGGCAGATTTGTTTAGGTTCTGATATTACATCATTGGGTGTTAGAGATGCATATATTGGATGGCAGAAAGAGGATAAGTTTAAGAAGGGTAAGTTGAATTGTACTGCTATTGCAACTACTATCGTATCAACACAACCATTTGGTTATAACTTTTTGGGTGGTAAACTAATCGCAGCATTAGCAACCGCACCAGAGATACGGGATTATTGGAAAAAGAAATATGGTAATCCATTAGTTGGTATAGGTACAACATCCCTATATGGTATTCACTCGCAGTATAATGGTATCCCTCACTTCAAAACATTAGGTGAATCTAAAGGTAAGATTTCTACAAAGCCAGATGATTCGGTTTATGACCCTTGGCATCAATGGATTAAAGAAAATCGTTCAGAATGGTACAACAAAAATATCACACAAGAACGTGAAAGAAATGGTGCTAATATGGGTTATGAAAAGAACGGACCTGTAAGTGGTATTAAGCAAAAGATTATTCAATCAATCTACAAAGAATTGGGAATTAAATCGGATGCTTATGACCACGGATTCCAAAGAGGTGTATATTTTGCACAAATGTATGAGAATGGTAATGAGTTCTTATGTGATAAGATTTCCGAAGATGAATTGGTATTGAAAGACAAGTTTAAGAATGGTATTCAATATACAATGGATTGGTGGAAAAAGAAAGCCAAAAATCGTTACATTAAATTATACGATGAAGGTAAGATTAAACCAGAGGTTCTATTTTATGTAGATGCGATTGGTATTAGTTGGGAGAAAATGAAAGAACTTTATTTATCAGAGGTAGGAAGGTAATATGCAATTTTGGGAAGGACAAATAAGTAATAATGCTAGAAAAGTATTAGTGATACCAAACATCACTAACTCCAGCAATATAGAAAAAGACTCCTTTGTGGATGTAATTTACAATCACATTAAAGGATTAGAAAACTATGGAGAATACTTTTGGAATATTATATTACCCAAACCCGTACAAAAGCTTAATTTATTGAATGTTAAGCAGCATATACTACCATTCTCTGGTGATATGATAAAGATGCGTACATATCCACCCGATATGAATAAAGTGTTGGAGAATGTTGAATACGATGTAATTTATTCCCATTTACCAGATTGGCCGCAAGTGGGTAGATACAAAAACTCATTCGATACAAAAATAGTTGGTTATGCACATTGGTGGGAAATGAAATCGTGCAACGCGGAGGATAGAAAGAACAAATGGAGATGGATGCCCATAGAATTATTAGGTGTATCTCAAATGGATACTTGCTTCTTAAATACACAAGACCAAAAGAATAGGGTATTGGAAGAAGCTAGTGCTTGGTATAGTGATGGGTTTGTGGAAAGGTTGAATAACATTCTTACAGTTTGGAATCTTGGTATAGATGATACTAAAATTATTCCAAATCCATCCACACAAAAAACCAAAACTATTGTATTCAACCATAGAGCAGCAGCTTATAAGGGGTATCCAACTTTCATTAAATTAAGGGAAGAGTATAGGGAAAAAAGACAAGACTTTAATGTATGGGTGCCTCAATTAGATGGTACACCGGAACATAGTTGGATTGATAATACAAAAGTACCAAAGCATGAATACTATAACCGATTACAACAATGTTTAGTTGGTATTCAAATGAGGCAAACTAATTATGGTTGGAGTGTTGCAGCTACGGATTGTATGATGAATGGTACACCTATGATATATCAAGAATCAGATTGTTATAGAGAAATTGAACCTGCTGGTATGTTCTTTAAATTCAAAAAAGATTTATTCGAAACATTGGATAGATTATTGGATGATGAAGATTTCAGAAAAGAAAGAGAAGTTATGGCTATAAATCGTTGTGGTGAGTTATCAAAAAACAATGATATTATGTTACAACTATTGCATAATAAATTAACAGATAAATAATTAAAACATAATGGCATTTTTTGAGACAGAAAAAGTAGAAGATGTATCGGTAAACCATAGTTTGTGGGTAGAGAAATATCGTCCAAAAGTATTGAAGGATTATATTGGTAATGATTTACTAAAAGAAAAAGTTGCTGGGTATTTAGAAACGAATGATGTACCGCATTTATTACTTTATGGTAAAGCAGGTACTGGTAAAACTACATTAGCTAAAATCATAGCAAACACAATTGAATGTGATTACATGATTATTAATGCATCCGATGAGAATAATGTTGATACAGTCCGTAACAAAGTGAAGAACTTTGCAAGTGGGGCTGGTTTCAAAGGATTTAAGATTATTATTTTGGATGAGTTTGATTATATGACTCCAAACGCACAGGCAATCTTGCGTAACTTAATGGAGACATTCTCTAAACATTGTAGATTCATTCTAACTTGTAATTATCACGAGAAAATTATTGAACCAATCTTATCACGTTGTCAAACATTTGCGGTAACACCTCCATCGAAGAAAGATGTAGCTGTTCACGTTAGTAATATCTTAACAACGGAAGGTATCACATTTGATATTAAGAATTTGGCAGAGATTATTAATCAGTATTACCCCGATATTCGTAGAGTTATCAATAACTGCCAACTACAATCCTCAAAGGGTGAATTGAAAATTGATACTCAAAGTTTAATTCAATCGGATGTTAAATCCAAATTGGTTGAATATTTAAAAGGTAACGATGATAAACGAAATACCTATCTAAATATTAGACAATTGGTATTGGATAATAAGTTAAATGATTTTACGGAATTGTACACTTACTTATACGAAAAAGTAGATGAGTATGCAGCTGGTAATACGGCAAGTGTTATTCTCGCATTAGCAGAATCACAATATAGAGATGCTATGGTTGTAGATAAAGAAATTTGTTTCGTAGCTGGTATTATTGGAATTATAAACATTATTAAATAAAGAAATATGGAAAACGTAGAAGTAGCAAAACCTATCGGTGATAGAGTTTTAATTGAGATTGAAAAGCAAGAAAAATCCGTTGGTGGTATTATCCTACCTGAAACTGCCCAATATGGTGAAAACAAAGTGGGTAAAGTAGTATCAGTTGGACCTGGTGTATTTACACAAAATGGAAATCTTATTCCTATGAGATTGGGAGTTGGAGATAAAGTATTATTACCGCACAATAGTTATGATACTCAAACTGTTAAGTTGGGTGGTAAAGATTATATTTTATTGCGTGAGCAAGAAGTTTTAATGGTGATACGATGATAGGTGGTAATTTAGGAAAACCAAACATATCACAAGCAAAAGATATGGCTTGTGGAAATTGTGGAGGTGATACCTTTGCAATTGGGTATAAGTTTAAAAAGATGAGTAAATTACTCACAGGAGCAGCATCCGATGAGATTATCCCATTTGAAATCTATTTATGTGTAGAATGTGGAGAACCATTAGAAGAGTTGTTACAACCTGAATTAAGAAAACCAAAAGAAAATGGCGAAGGAAAAAACCCGCTTGGGCTTATTTGACCATCTATCGGCAGTAACGGAACATCAGAGACCTGATTACTTCAATACTTTATCAGTAGATGATAAGAAAACTTGGACTAACTATCTGATTTTCCGTTACTTATCAATGAATTATGATTTTGTGGAGGTTTTGGCTGAAATTCAACCATTAGTTGAAACATTACCGGCTGAACAATTCTACAAAGTTATGATAGATGTGATACCAAAAAAGAAATACTACCTAAAATATATGAAGGGTAGAAAGACAGCTGATTACGAAAAGTGGTTAGTTGAGTTGGTAGCAAAAGATAATCAAGTATCTATATTGCAAGCAGAAGAATATTTGGATATATTATATTCTACTAAACATGGTAAGGGTGAAATACTAAACCTTTGCAAAAAATACGGGACACCCGAAAAGGAAATCAACTCCTTAAAGATTAAAATTTAATATCCGTTTTATGATTTCTCTCATATTTATTTATGGGAGAAATTATGAGACTATTAACATCAATTTTATTGGTGCTATTACCTATTATGGGTATGGCACAGAATACAGAGCCAGTTTTTGTTGAAAAGGTTGTCAATAACATCCAAATAGGACCATTGACAGACAACAAAAACCTGGCTTTTGGTGTTAAAAACATCCTACAAGAATTAGTACAAGAGAACCATTCATTGATGGAAACCATTGATGAAAATACAATCGTTCTTAAAACAGAAATCGTTTTCTTCGATATTCTAACAACCAAAAAAAATATATCAGTTTTTCATTCAGATGAAACTGAAGTAGTTATACGAATAAAGGGTACACTTTACAAAAACGGCAAGAAAATAAAGCAGTTTTTGGCAGAAGAAAGTTCATCCGAAGTATCTACTAGTACATTATTAGTTAATGAAGGTGGACAATTCAACCAACAATCTGCACGAAATGCGATTAAAAAGACTTGTGAAACCTTAATCAAAAAACTATTATAATGAAAAACTTATTATTCGGATTGGTGTTGTTTTTAACATCATTTGTATCTTACGGACAATTAATCATCAACCAAGAGGTAGTAAATTCAAAACCTTACAGAGTTGGTGATACACTAACTATAAGATATAACATTATCAAAGGAACTACAAACCCTAGATACCTTTGGATGCGTTATCAGTATTCAAACAAACACCTACAAAAATTAGGTCCTACTGTATTCTCACAAGGACAAACTGCTCAAAACTTTGAAGCAACTTGGCCAAACTTTATGTTTACACAAAATCCTACAATTGGGGTTGGCGAATTGGATAGACAATATGGTTCAACACCTTGGAACTATACACAAAACCAGGATTGGATTGCAAGACAATTTACAACTCAAAGAGCGGATGCGGTAATTGATGGTTTATGGGCAACTGAAAGATTTATATTATTAGAAAATGCAAACTATCAAGGCATACACAAATTGGATTTAGCAACTGCAACTGGAACAGATGATGCACCGATTGCACCAATTGGTTCTCAAGTTCTTCAATTATCATTTGCAGCTGGAGATGTAAAATACGTTTCGGCATTTAGAGTAAAGGTTGGTTATCCATCTGGTTTTGATATTACATCATTATCAGTTCAAATCCAACCATTGAATGCAGATGGAAGTACAAACTGGTCCGTACAACCTTTGGCAAAAAAGGCGTTAAACTCTGGTGGACAAGCTGATTTTGAACAATTCAACATTGGTGATAAGTTTGGTGTATATATTGTACCAACTTTTGGAGCATCTTATTTGAACAACGTAGTAACTGTAACTGATGCATATAGAGCATTTTTAGCAGTAACGGATGTTGGATTAAATGGTACATCATCTATATTTGGATACCCATCATTGGAAAGAGCAATTGGTAATGTAACTAATGGTGATACTGATTTTAACACAAATGATGCATACTATTTATTTGCACATATTTTAGGACAAGATGTATCTTCAAAGGCAAATATAACAAGGCAATCAGCAAATTCCTTAAAGTTTATATCTGCAAAACAATCGGTGTATCCAACAATCACACCAGCTCAATCTAATAACGTAGTAGAATTGACAAACGCAAATCAAACAGAGGTATTCTCTTACGCATTTGGTGGTGATTTGGACTTCTCACATTCATCTAATCCTGGTCAACCAATATCTGCAAATAGTGTAGGTGGACAAGGTACGATGAATAGAACTATTGGTAACAAAGGTATCTACGCAAACCAATTGGCTGGAACTGCAACATTAAGTTTAACATCTAAAATTGAAAACAATAAAGTTATACTAAATGGTAATTTATCGCAAGAGGGATTGGCTGGTTTGGAAGTTATTTTGAAATACGATGACTCTAAATTAACTTTGGATGGTATTGTATTTGATGCTGGTTCAACTGTAACTAACTTCTCAACTAACAAAGATGGTAGATTGACATTTGGTTCTATTGACCAAATTAAAACTGGTAGAATTAAAACTGGTACACCATACAAATTAACTTTCACATCTAATGTTCCTTTAACAAACACTGCTGGTTTATTCTATACTGAATTAGCAGATGCAGTTGATGGAAAAGGAAATAAGATTGGATTAAATGTAGAGTAATGAGAAAACTACTTGTTGTAATATTAATATTATTATCCAGTAGTATATCCATAGCACAATCCATTACAAAACCTGCCTCTAAAAAGTTTGAATTAAACGTAAGTGGGCAGGCTTGTAGTGGATTTGTTTTGAATGGATTTACTTCTACTGATATATTATTAGCATCAATAGGATTTATCAATCCACCAGCAGGTACAACATTTAATATAACCACAACAACGGGTTTAACACCAGCATCTGGTTTTACTCTAACGGGTAATAAAGGTAGATTGGTATTTACAGGTACTCAAGCAAACATAAACGCAGCATTAGCATCTTTAAGAATAAACACAGGCACAACTGCTGGTAGTGTTCAAATATCAGTATCCGCAACCGTTAATCCACCGGGATTCTTTTACAACCCAATTAACGGACACTTTTATAGACCAATATCAACTGGTGCAACATACACCGGTGCAAGAGCGGCGGCATTACTAACAACATTCAAAGGACAGACGGGATATTTGGTAACAATAACATCTGCAGATGAAAATTCTTTTATATTTTCCAATGTACCACAAGCTAATATATGGTTTGCAGCAACAGATGAAGTTAAAGATGGAACTTGGGTAATTGATGCTGGTCCTGAAAAGGGTACAATAATGAAAACTTCAAATGGACAAACTGCTGGAAACATTCCCGGTGTTTATAACAACTGGGCACCAGGTGAACCAAATGGTAATAATGGTAGTGAGAACTATGCGGTAACAAACTGGAATAGTCAACCAACGTGGAATGATTTATCAAACAATTGGGCTAATCCATATATAATTGAATACGGAACTTGGACTAATCCAAGTCAGCAAACATTTACGGATTTTTATTCAGCAAACGTAATAAACCCAATAGATGTTCCAACATCAAAAGTTAATTTTTATTTTGGTGGTGGTATAAATCCATCACAATGGTCAGTAAAAAACTATACGGCAAATGGTACAACTGCAGTTAGTTCAACCACCGGTTTAACTTTAGGGGCAAATGGTAGTGTAAATAATATTAGTGATTTTATAAAAAGTAGAACAGATATGGTAATGTACTTATCCAAATTACCATCGGCTACTTTACAAAATCTATATAGTAATGTATTAACTATTGGTGATGCATATTTGGCATTTCAAGAGTTGGCAAACAGAGGATTAAGTGGAACCGAAAGTAATACATTTACAAACGGTGTACAATTTTTAAACGCAGATGTGGATGGTAATAATGTATTCAATGAAAGAGATTCATATAGAATATTACAACATGCAATAGGTGGTACAAAGATAGTTTCTACTTGGAGTGAGGATAATTTATTTAGATTGGTAAATAAAACTACATTTGATGGTATAACCAAAGCAAATTGGGCAACAATAAATGTACCATATAAAGCAAACTATCCATTAGCAGTTGA